CAAAAGAAGAGTATATTTTAATTGCTCGTAGAGTTCCTCCAGGGGATAAATGGAGATTAGTTGCTAATGAACCTGATGGCCCGTTACACAAATCCCTAACTGATACATTAGAAGCATATATGACTAAAACAGGATTTAGAGGAGAATATAGATTAGCTCCATTAAAAAGTGAATTATATGCTATATCAACAACAGAAGAAGAAGTAAAACCAGAACCAATTAAACAATATTCAATTTACGGGGAATATGGAAACTAATACACTATTTAATGAAAAATATCGCCCAGTTTCACTTGAAAACTACGTAGGTAGTTCTAGTCTAAAAGAAACTATTTCTAAGCAATTAGAAGCCAACGATATTCAAAATTATTTATTTTATGGTCCAGCTGGAACAGGTAAGACTACCTTAGCAAAAATTTGTATTAAAAACCTTGATTGCGATTACCTTTATATTAATGCCTCAGATGAAAGAGGTATTGAAACAATTAGAGATAAAGTATCAGGATTTGCTAGTACAATGTCATTTGAACCCATTAAAGTGGTTATTTTAGACGAAGCTGATTTTCTTACTATTCAGGCGCAAGCCTCCCTTCGTAATATCATTGAAACTTTCTCTCGTACGACAAGGTTTATTATGACGTGTAATTTTGTAGAGCGTATTATTGATCCTCTGCAATCAAGATGTCAAGTATTAAAAATAGTCCCTCCAACAAAAAAGGAAATAGCAATCCATTTAGCTGGTATTTGTGATAAGGAAAATATAAGTTATGAACCGAATGCCATTGGTAGTATTGTCAAACAATATTATCCTGATTTGCGTAAAATGCTTAACACTATTCAAACAAGCAGCAAAACAGGAAAACTAAAAGTTGACAATTCCTTATTAATATCTACTAACTATTTGGATGCTATTGTGGAGGAACTTAAAGGTAAATCCCCTAAATTTAATACTATTAGACAAATTATAGCAGATTCAAATGTTAATGACTTTGAAGAGGCATTTAAGTATCTTTTTGATAATGTAGAGAAATACCTCCCAGGAAAAGAAGGTACTGCAGCTATAATCATTAATGAACATCAATATAAATCTAACTTTCGTATCGACAAAGAAATAAATCTAATGTCACTAATTCAAAATTTAATTAATAATAAATAAAACAGTAAATTATGGAACAACCAGTTCAACAACCACAAATTGATTTGAAATCTACAACCGGCCTTAAAAACGAAGAAGGTGGTAGTGTATTCATGTCCGGAGTTATTTTAAGAAAAATTTCTAAATTCGTAGCAGGTACAGATAATGATGCGATCATGCCTATTCCTGTATTTTACGATCCATCAACCAACAAAATTCTTGGTGAAGGAATTCCTGTAGAATTAAGAGAGGAACTTAAAGACGAACTTTGCTAGATGAATAACATCTTTGATTGGTTAAAAGCAATTAATAACACCAAACCCCCAGTCGAATCTTTTACAGACAAAGATTGGGAGGTTTGGAATAGTTACATGATACACAGATTTATATCAATGAATCCTGATTATATAGAAATTGTAAATTATGTTCAAGATCTACCTCCACAAGAAAAAAGGATGATATATTCTATATATAAAGAATTCATTCCTAAAAACCATAAGTGGAGTAAATATATTAAATCTAAGGTAAAACAACCTAACACTGATTTAGTTAACCATATCAAAGAAAACTTCCAATGTTCAAGTAAAGAAGCAAGAGAATATATAACTTTGTTGGATACCCCACAAATTAGTCGTATATTATCGAATAGAGGATTAAATACAAAAGAAATAAAACCATTATTAAAATGAACAAATTAGTAAATATGTTACGTTTATCTGCACAAGCAGATAGAGCAAAAGCATTATTATCACTTGAGTTATTAGGTAATAAAGCAGTTGGTATTGGAGATCATTCAACCGGGGACTTTTATAAAAATGCTGAAGAAGCACTTATTATGTTAGTTGACGCAGATGATAGGTTATCAGCATTAGATAAGTATTTTGACACTAAAGGACAACTAAATGGGTAGTTCAGTAAGTAAATGGTCAGAAACCAATAATACAACAGTATCAATTCCAAAAAATACAAAAATGAGCGATAGAGAAATAATGAATGCAAAGACTCCAATAACAGCAGTAGAAAAATTCGAAAATGAATACCCTGAATTATCAGAAGAATTTACGAACATACAACAAGAACAATATGAAATGTTTGCTCGTAAGCATTTGGACTATGGTTTAAATAACATTGCTTTAGG